TCTTGCAAAGCCAGCATAAGTGTATAAATTATCACCTCTACCTGAAAATTTAGTTGGATTCCATGAAGAAGAATATTCATCAGTAAATGAATCTATAAATGCTCTAAAATGCATATAAACAGCATTTCCTTTTGCATCTGGAGAATTATCTATAGCTGCTATTCTAAATTTACAAAAATCATTAACAGCTAAATTGCCATCAGGATTAGGACCTGAAGAAACGTACATAGTTTGAGCATTAATTTTATCTATTGCTACCATTTCATTAGCTGCTATACCATAATTTAATCTACCTACATTTGGGTTATTTCTTACTTTTGAAATATTAGCACCAGCGTCTCCCATTTCTACTCTTCTAGATCTATTTTTATCTGTATAACTAGGTGATATTGATAAAATACTTGTTTGGGGGATACCTTGAGCATTATCACCAGTTAAAGGAACACCACCAGGACCTAAAACATCAATTAATTTTTTTCTAAAATCAGGTTCAATATTTCCAGCTCCTATTATTTTTTTACCATCTGCTAATTGAGCAGCATCCCATACAGCTATATTATCACTTTCTAAAAAATTATTAAAATTTGTTCTTGTTTTTCCTACTCCATTACTCCCAGCAAATCTAATTTTTGTTTTACCAATACCTAGTATTGATCCCGGGCCTCCATTATATACTATAACATCTGGGTCTGTAGGTGATCCTGTTTTTTGCCTATTGTCGTATATTTGGACTAATCTATTTGATAATTCTTTACCTTGTTGTTCTTGATCAATTTGGATTTTCTCCTCCATTATCATTGAGTAGGTTCTTAAACCTGCACCTGGTCCTGTTCCCCCAAATAAACCAGATATACCACTAGTTTCACCTGTTCTACTATTAGGTGAGCTAGGATCTAATCCCATTAAATTTAAATGAGTACCTAAAAATCCTACTCCAGCTTGAGCTAATGTACTTGAAGGTAAATAAATACCACTTGGTAGAGCGCCTCCACCTTTTCCTGTTATAAAATCCGGTTCTTTATTTCTACCATAACCTATGCCATATGATGCTTCAGTCATTACTGAAGTACGTGATAAAAGATTTTGATTTGCTGTAAATATTAAACCATTAGGAGATTTTGTATCGAAAAACATTTTTGTTAATCTACTTACATCAGTTACTGCATCTCTAGGAGCATTAAGGCCTCCTCTAAATAATATGTCTAAACTTGAAGGTTCTAAATCCCCATATATTGGTTCACCACTACTATCTAACTGAGCAATAGGTGTTGGATTAGAATTATTCACATCAACACCTGGGATATCCGTTCTAATGTAGGGTTGATTACTAAATCCACTAGCAAACCTATCACCAGAATTATCACTCCCAAACTTTAATTTATTTAAGTTTGTAGTAGAGGTTATTAAAGGCATTTAGCTTTATTTAAAATGATCTATTTTCTGGAGCATTATTTTTATACCTATTTGTTTCTCCTTGGTATGTGTTTGCCGCTTGACCTGCTTGTGATATTGAAGGTAATGAGTAACCTGTAGCTGCTCTACCTATATTATTATAAGCTGGTTCTGTTAAACTAGGATCACCAATATTTGAATATTGATTATGGAGTAATGAATTACCCTGAATACTAACCGCATCTGGAGTAACACCATCTGCTGGTGATACTGGTACTGCTAAAGGTGAACCGTTCGTATCAAACTTGTTTAAAATTGATTCTGCCATGATTTTATTGTTTTAAGTTAATTTTATTATAAATATTAGCCCATTCTGGAAGTCGCAAGTGCTAATGATTTTCCTACTTTATCTCCATCCATGTATACATCACCACCATTTTCTATTGCGGCCAATATTCTATTTAATATTGCTTCTGTGTTACCTCCACCACCTAAATTAGTTCCTCCAACAATAACATCATCTCTATTATATTTAAGTGGTCTTTGGCCTGGTCTTATAATAAAATCATCAGCCGTATCCATAGATTGATTGAATTTTGTATTAGCATCTTGTGATAATATTCTTGCTGCATCTGCATCGTCTTGATCTTGTGAATTTTTATATAATGCAATACCCCCTCCAATTAAACCACCAATAGCAGCTCCAATACCAGCACCAGGTCCTAACCAAGCTGTAAGTCCTGCACCAATAGCAGCTCCTGATAGGGCTGCTGCTCCTACATCCGTAATATCATCTCCAACACTTGATTGGGCATTTAAAGCTTTAGATTCTTTAGCTAATCTTATATTTTCATTAGCTAAATCCATTTGGGATTTAGTTAATTTTTCTCCTGATTTTTTCTGTTCTTCTAATACTTTTTCTGTATCAGCAATTCTATCTTCTGAAGCACCTTCCTCTACAAATCCTTGGAATATAGAACTATTTATTAATCCCTCTAATCCTGCAGCTAATTTATCTAATAACCCACCAGTAACAAATGCTGCAAAAAGATCTTTAGCTTGAGCTAATGCATCATTAAATTTTTGGGTAGCATCTTCTTCTTGTTTTCTTAAATAAACCTGTTCACCTAATATTTCTCTAATTTGTTTTTCACTTGCACCTGCTGCTTCTTGTGCTATTCTAATTTCTTGTAATCCACTAGTTATTGCACCATTTTCATCATATTGTAGGTTGACTCCTGCTTTTTTTAATTTATTTTGGACTTCTAAATTCTTTTTTCTTAAAGCATCCATTTTTTTCTGCTTTGAAAACATATCAGCTAACTCATTAACCTCCATCCCAACAGCTTTAGCTAAGGCTTGACGTTGGACCATATTCATTGCTAAAAAGTCTTTCTGAGAACCTGCTTGTTTAGAAATTTCTTTCATCAACTTACCAGTTTGACCCATTAAAGCGTATTCTCTTGCTTTTTCTAGATTAAGGTCTTTACCTAAAAGCAATTCTGCTTTCATTTCATTTTCTATAGAAGATTGGAAATCTAATAAATTATTAGATACACCTTCCATTCCCTCTAAAGATAAACCTAATTTATCTGCTTGATACACAGCATTAGCTATTGCTCCTACGTTATCCCCAAAATTAGCTCTTAAATTCCCTGATATTTTAGTTGCTCTTTCTATGGTTTTAACCATATCAACCATTATTCCATCTTGAGTACCTTGAAATGCTAATTGACCCATTATTTCTTTGGTCATATCTTTTAAAGGCTTGCCCATTTTTACAGATTCCATAAATAATGAAGCAGCTGCATCAGCACTAAACCCAAAGTTTTTTACTAATAATGCAGATTCAGCTACATTTGCCCCCATCTCATCACCAAAATCTCCTAATATATTGACTTGAAAACCTAATTTTTGGTTAATGGCATCCATAGCCTTTAACATATCCTTACGTGTAATTTCTTGATATCCTAGTGCAGTATTTATTTCATTATACTTCCCAACTTCTTGAATTACTGTATCTCTTAAATCTCTTGCTGCTGCTCTACTTATTAATAAGTTTTTTGAAAATGTTGCAGTTTCTTTTGATGCTTCAGCCATCATTGCAACTATCCCTTTAATTACAGATACTATAGTTGTTATAATTGCAATAGGGGCAAATGCTTTTGATATAGCAGGTCCTAATGCCTTAAATCCTGCTGACATTCCTTTTCTTCCTACACTTTGTACTACATTTTGTTTTTTAGCATTTTTTAACATTTTAGCTGCTGCAGATCCTGTTTTGCCTTGGGTTATATCTTCAAGTTTTAAAGATTTTAGTTTTGCTTTTGTAAGTCCCTTACCTGATTTTAATTGTTTTGCTGTTACTTTACCAATTCTTCCTTGTATATCCTTAGCTTTGGCATTATTAATTACTGTTTCTCTTGAAGCTTTAGCAGCAGCTTGAAACGGACCCGAAAGTACTCTTAAACCAGGTATATCCTTTGTAAAATCAGAAAAAGCAGTAAACCACATGGTTTTCTTATCCATGTCAGCTGAAGATTCTGCTATTTTTCCAAATTCTTTAGATAATCCTAATGCTCCATCTCTTACTGCCCCAATTTGCTGTGCTTGTTTTTGAAGTACTTTTGCTTGATCATCACTAACCGTAAGAGACTTAGCCATTAACTCATTAATTTGAATATTAAGAGTTCTTACTATAGCTTGTTGTTCGCTTTGTTTTTGGATAGCTTTGTTAGTAGCACTAGCAGATCTAGCTGCTTCATCTTGTAAATCAGCAAATTGACTTGTTGCCTTAGTGACTTTACCCATCTCGGTTCCAATATCAACAACTGAAGATCCAAATTTACTAAGTTCTTTATTAGTAGCAGCTATATCAGACTTAACATCTCTAATGGCATTCTTAATTTGAATGACATTTCGTAAATCATCTTTTCCTAAACCCTCTAATCCGGCCATATAATAATTTTATTATAAATATTTAAGAATTATCTTTTTGTTGATTTTTTAGTAATATAGTTTGGGGGTGATATAGTTCTTTTATTGGGTATCTTTGATTTATTAGGATTAGCCATATCTATTTCTCCCTTTTTTTGAGGTTGTTGAGCTTTTTGTTTTTGATCAAAAAATTCTTGTAATCTTTGGAAAGTCATTTTACGTAACCAAAGAGGCATATTATAAACTGTATCAAAGTCATAACCACCACCACCGTGGAATACTATTTCATGTATTGTATGAAATACACTTACCCGATACTTAATTAAATCTTCTAAAGATCGGGCCAGAAAAAATTTACAGTAATTGGAATTTCTATTTCTTTACCATCATTTGTAATAAAACTTAAATCAACATCAGGTGCTGCATTTTTTAAATAATTTCTAAATGATCTAGAATCACGAGCTAAAAGAAAATTATCAACATAATTACGAATTTCATTTTTATCAGTCTTTCCATCTATTGATACTATTTGATGTTTTAATTTTGTTGTGATTTCAGGAGGTGCTCCTTTACTTAATTTAGATAATCCTAATACTTCTTTAGTAATAGCATCAATATCTTTTTCTGTTAAATGTTTATATTGTATTTTAGTACCATTTGAAGGCATTTCAAAAGTACCATATCCCTCATCTGTTAAAGCATCAATATCAAAGGGTTTATTTTCTATTTTAGATAAATCTACTTCATATTCTTCCCCATCATAATTAAACTTATAATCTGATCCATATCCTAATACTCTTGCTGCTATAAAAATAGCATTTTTATCACCAGTATGAATATCTTTTATGTCAAATTTATGTAAAGTAAGAGATTCCATTAATTTATCTAATACTATTCCTTTTTCAATAAAGTTTTGGTTGGTTAAAATATCCTCTTCTTTAGCAGTCATATATTTCATTTCGACTTTACCACTACTAAGTGGGTTATCTTTAGGATAAATTTTACCTTTTGAAGGTAATTCTACTATTTCTGTTGGGAAACTTAATTTTGATTCGCTCATATCTTTTATTTTGTTATAACTTAATTCATGTATACATATTCAATATAAAAAAAAGCTTGACCGAAGCCAAGCTATTCTTAAATATATGTAATTTTCTTTTTAGAAATTTAACACGCAGTAATCCATTCCGATTGTCATGTCGATAGTATTTGCTGTTCCATCATCATCCCAATTCATATCACTAAATGAAGCATCTTTAATAAATGCACCTTTTATGATCCATTCAGATACTACATCACCAACTGGCCCTAATACATCAATAGTTAAATCTTTTTTATAGAAATCACTATATCCATCTCTACCAGTTACTGATTCATGGTGTAATCTTGTCCATTCCATCACAGCTTGTGCTCCTGAAGGAGTTATTGGATCAAATAATTGCATCGTTAAATCATTCCATCTTAATTTTCCTTTTACTTTTCTATAAGTATTTATATGATTAAGTATGATTTCATCTTGTGCAAAACCCATTCCACTAACACCCTTAATGATGTAAGCTGGGATTCCATCTACGTACATAATAAATCTATTAGCAACTTTTGGTTCAAAGGCTGTGAAAAATATTTCGTTTGGGTTTAATACTGCCATTTTATTTTTGTTTTATTTTTGTTTTATTATAAATATTATATCTTTCAATTTTTATGATGGAAAAGTTGCTCCAGTTGGAAGAATATTGAAATCTAGGTAAATAAATTCAGCTGTTTTAGTTGGCTGTAAATAAATTGCTCCTACCATTTGATTTCTATCTACTACATCTGGTCCATTATTTGAAGCATCCATTACAACTTTAAACGCGTATAAACCTTGTCTTTGTTGTACTGATTCTAAATATGGATTAACTTGTCCTAAGAAATTGTTTCTTGTTGCTGCTGTATTTTGTTCAAATACTAAATTATCAGCAATTTGTGAAATGAAAGATTTAAGTTCAATTAATAGTCTTCTAACATTTACTCTATCTAAAGCTGATGCTGATGATTGTAATGTTTTCTGACCAAATACTACAACTCCTCTTCCTGGGAACGTAGCTATTGGATTAACTTTTCCTGTATATAGATCATCTCTATTAGTTTGAGTTAATTTTCTTTCTGCCTGAGTTACCGTACCTAAACCGCCTCTATTAATTCCGGCAGGTGCGAACCAAGCTTCAGCTGTCTTGTCATTAAACGCATATACACCAGGAATTAACGCTGATGGTACTGCCCATACTAACTGTCTTGAATCCGGATCTGCTAATTGTAACCATGGCCAATAACTTGCAACATATGAATTATCAACTGATGCTGCTGTTGCAGTAGCTGCTGTAATTGTTGAACCATAATTTTCTAAATCCATTAATGCGATTGCATCTCCTCTATTTTGAGTATTTGAAATCATAGTATTTAATGGAGTTGCATGGTTAGCATTTGAATAAACTAATCCTGGAGCTGTTATAATATTATATCTAAAATCATCTCTATTAGCTAATAGATTAAATGCTGTTGTATAATAACCAATTCCTGATCCCATTTCTGTAGCTCCCATACCCTGAGAATCTGTATCATTTATATTTTGGTAATAATTAATAGTTGCTCTACCACCTACTAATTCACCAGTTGCACTTTCCATTGATCCACTTTGTGCACGTGGAATTGAAGCTGTAAATTCTGATTTTGCAGCTCCATTATTATCAAAATAATCTGGAGTTTTTAAATCTACTGATTTTACTCTTACATATCTTGAAGCATTTGGATAAGATCCTGTTACTTGTAAGTAAGGGTCAACTGTTGAAGCTCCTAATAATGTTTGTGTTTGATCACCAACAATTCTAGCTATATAGTTAGATTGTTTTGGATCTAATGATACGTTAGGGAATATTTCTAATATTGACTTAGCTTTTGCTGTGTCATTACCTTGTCTAATTATTAAACTAAATACACCTGATCCTGTATT